GAGGAGGTTCGATTCCATTTGTTGCATTTGACACAACGGAACTGCTCTCCGAAGGCATTTGTGCGGACAGAGTGCTATGTCTGAGCCCTGACTCCAGGATAGATGCTCTAAGAGACTCCCAATCATGTGCTAATCCCTCCGTTGTAATCTCATCCACATCTTTCTTGTACGTATCGATGGGCAAGATGCCATCACCGTACTTGGTGCGACCAAAGTATTCACAATGTCCTTTCTCCTTAGCAAGTTGATTAGATGCCTTCAGAAGATAGAATTGGAATGCCTCAGAGAGTCCGTGG